TTCCAATGCTGCTCATTTCGCAGATGTTCTGGCACAGTCAGCCTCAAATTCCAATACGAATGTCAGTATGCTCGGAGAGTCGTTTAAATATGTAGCTCCGGTAGCTGGTTCCCTTGGGTACAGCATAGAAGATACCGCTATTGCTTTGGGTTTGATGGCAAACCAAGGAATCAAAGCATCCACAGCCGGAACAGCATTAAGACAGTTGCTGACGAACTTGGCAAAACCAACGGATACTATGGCAGCTGCTATGGATTATCTGGGTCTATCTTTGCAGAACAGCGATGGATCCATGAAATCTTTGCAGGAAATTATGAATGATCTTAGAGCATCATTTGGAAACTGCAAAATGCCGATGGATGAGTTCCAGAAACAGTTACAGGAAATCCAGACCAAGTACGAAAATGGAGAACTTACTGAAAAGAAATACACCAAGGCCGTAGAAGATCTGACTGAAAAAGCCTATGGTGCTGAAGGTGCACTGAAAGCGAAATATGCTGCCACATTAGCCGGACAGCAGGGTATGGCTGGCTTGCTGGCTATTGTAAACACATCCACAGAAGATTACGACAAACTTACAGAGTCGATATATAACAGTGATGGTGCGGCACAGCAGATGGCTGACACCATGAATGATAACTTGCAGGGCGCGATCACTCTCTTAAAGAGTGCTCTGGAATCTGTGCAGATTGCCTTTTATGAAAAAGTACAGACTCCGATGAAAGAGACTGTGAAGACCATAACATCTATGGTCGATGATATGAATCAGGCTTTTGCCAAAGATGGATTTAAGGGGCTGGTAGATTCCTTTGCATCCTCACTGGCACAGTTGACACAGATGGCATTGGAAGCAGCACCTAAACTGATAGAGGTTGCTGAGAGCATGGTGAAGAACTTCATCAATGCGATCATGGACCATAAAGAGGAATTTGCTACTGCCGGAGCAACGATGGTAGCCGATCTGGTGACTGCAATCATGGATGTTGCCGGAGATATGTGGTCTGCCGGAATTTATCTGTTCACAGAGTTCTTGCAAGCACTGGCTGGACATTCAGAAGAAATGGGACAGTCTTTTGGACAGATGCTGAAACAGATCGGTTCTGCGGTCCGGGAGAATATGCCATTAATCATCCAGGCAGCCCGTGATTTTGTAGAAGGATTCTGCAAGGGATTATCAGAGGAATTTCCGGGTGTTGCGGCTCTGATTGAAGGATTCCTGAAAGGTTGTATTGATTCAGCGAGTAAGATCATAGAAGGGATTACAGATGTAGTCTCCGTACTGTTTGATAAGCTGAATGAAGCAGATCCTGCCACATTAGAAAAGATTGGATATGCAATCGGTGTAATTGCGACTTCCATATACGCCCTGAAAGTTGCAAAAACGGTAACTGGCGGGGTCAAAACGCTTTTGAGTGTACTCGAAACTGCTAAATCTGGAATCAGTGGAGTTGTTTCTGTCGGTGGCAAACTTGTAGAAGTATTTCAGTTGGTTGCTGGTGGAGCTGGGACATTAAGTGAGGCAGTAACTGCCGTATTTGGAACAGTCGGCACAATGGTCGCCGGGGTTGGTTCTGTAATCGGTGGAGCTGCACTGGCCATTACAAACTTCGTTGATATGTTTGTAAATGGCTTCAATGCGATAAAAGAAGTTCTGATGGTAGTAGGCATTGCCTTAGCTGCTGTTGGAGCTGTGATACTCGGAGTACCTGCGGCAGTAGCTGGAGTAGTAGCCGCCATTATAGCTGCTGTCAGTACCTTAGTAGTCGTATTGAAAGAACATTGGGATCAGGTTGTTGAATTTTTCCAGCAATTACCAGAAAAGCTGTCTGAGCTTGGTTCTGTTATATCAGAATGGTTCTCTGGTGTTTTAGAAGCAGTAGGGGAATTTGCACAGTCTGCAATCCAGTGGTTCTCTGATCTTCCAGAAAAGATAATGGAAGCAATAAGCCCATTCGTAGAAATGTTTACAGAATGGGGAAGTAATGTACTATCCACTGCAACTGAGATTGTGACACAAATTGTTGATGCAATCGTTACATTCTTTTCCGAACTTCCGGGTAAGATAGCAGACACAATTTCTTTTGTAATCGACAAACTGGCTGAATGGGGAACCAATATACTGACTTGGATTTCCACAAATGTTCCGAAGTTTATTGAAAATATTGTAACTTTCTTTTCTGAACTTCCCGGAAAAGTGTGGGAGTGGCTGGTAAATACCTTCAACAAACTTGTGGACTGGGGAAAACAGATGCTCCAGAAATCAAGTGAAGTAGCAAAGACTTGCCTTGATGCCATTATAAAGTTCTTTTCACAGTTGCCTGGAAAGATCTGGGAATGGTTGTCAAATGCGTTCTCAAAGCTCACCACTTGGGGAAGTAACACCGTTCAGAAAGCAAGAGAGATTGGTTCAAATGCAATAGATGCAATTGTAAGATTCTTCTCTGAATTGCCATCAAGAATCTGGGAACATCTTACTCAGGCTGCTTCCAATGTAGCCTCATGGGGAACTGATCTGGCTCAGAAAGGAAGCCAAGCTGCAACATACTTGGTGAATGCTGTTACGAATGGAGTAGCCGGACTTCCTAACCAGATGTGGAGCATTGGTTCCAATATTGTAAGCGGTGTATGGAATGGTATTTGCAGTGCTGCTGGATGGTTCTCAAATTCCGTATACAACTTCTTTAGTAACATTGTAAGGAATGCGAAGAATGCTCTGGGTATTCATTCCCCGTCAAAAGTTTTTGCTGATGAAGTAGGTGAATGGATTCCTCCGGGAATTGGACAGGGTGTTGAAAAGAAGATGCCTGAATTATATAGCCAGATGGATGATGAAATGGAATCGTTAGGAAAACGTATGCAGATGGCTGTAAATGTTGAGACAGGTAAGATTGCTGTTGATAAGAATGTGAATACGACTTATAAGGTTGTAAAAGAAAAGCAGGGAGTATTTGAAAACGGAGATACTACCGTGGAAGTAACAGGAGAAACCCATGTTCATGTTGACTTGGACGGAAACGAAGTCGGAAAAGCACAGACTCCGATCATAGATAAGAATTTTGCCAGAATTGATACGCATAAAAAGAGGGGAGGATGATGATATGTCTACTGGAGTGACATTTGGAACAGCCCACTCATACAGAACATGGGGACTGAAACTGAAAAAAATAAGTATCGGATTTCCAGAAGTAAAAACGGCATATGTTTCTGTTCCTGGCATGGATGGTGATCTCGATCTCACCGAAGCTACATATGGCAGAGTAACTTATGGAATGAGAACACTGGAGTTTGTTTTTGATGCAAGGAATTGTAAATATACAGATTGGAGCACCTTGATAAGCAGAATTGCCGCTGCTATTCATGGTAAGAAGTTGGCAATAACCTTAGATACCGATCCTGATTATAGATATGCCGGCAGGTGCGAAATCAGTACAGAGAAGACTAATAACGTAACCGCCCAGATAACAATTTCTTGCAACTGCGATCCGTTTAAGACAAAGGCGGATGGATCAGGAGGCATTCTGTAATGTATATTGTAAAAGCTATTGTAGACGGAAAAAAATATACGTTGCATGACCCAAGCAAAAATCTCTATGTAGGAGATGGATACTTTGAAGTTGGAGATAATATCAATGGACAGGCTGAATTTACAGTATACCCTTCGCATCCATATTACGAAAAAGTAAAGAAGCTGACCACGGACATCATTTTTTACCGGGATTCAGAACCTGAATTTTATGGTCGCGTCCTTTATGATGATGAAGACTTCTCTGGAAAAAAGAAAGTGTTTGTTGAGGGTGAACTTGCTTTCTTTTGCGATAGTATTCAACGCCCGAAAGTGTATCACAATATCTCTGTAAGAGCCTATGTTCAGGATCTTGTTGATATTCACAATTCACAGGTGGAAGAAAGAAAACAGTTCGTTGTAGGTAGAGTTACTGTAAAAGATTCAAATGATTCGTTGTACAGGTATTCTAATTACGAAGATACCCGAACATCTTTCAAAGAGAAATTGACAAGCAGACTTGGAGGACATTTGGTTATTCGCCATGACGCAGACAAGAGGGTCTTGGATTATCTGTGTGATGATGATTATTACAAAGATAATGCACAGGTAATTCAGTTTGGAAAAAATCTGCTTGATTTCTCGAAGAATATGGATGCCTCAGACCTTGCTACCTGTATTATCCCTTTGGGATCCAGACTCGATGAAGAAGATCAGGATGAAAGTCTTGAGGCAATTTCAGATCAGAGAATTACCATTGCAGACGTAAATGGCGGAGTTGATTATGTAACCGATGATAATGCCGTAAAAGAATACGGGAAGATATACAAGGCGGTTATCTGGGATGATGTGACGCAGCCAGAAAACCTTATGAAGCATGGAAAAGAATACCTGAAAACTGTCCAGTTTGAAAAAATGATTCTGGAGCTGAAAGCTATTGATCTGAATTTAACAGATGAATCATTTCAGATGTTCAAAGTTGGCGATAAAATACAGTGTATATCTGTTCCAAATGGTCTTAATGCAGTATTTCCACTCACAAAAAAGAAAACGTATATCACAGATTTTAAGAATAATACGATCACTCTTGGAGACGAGACTAGAAATCAGTCTTATACTTCTTCCAACCGTGAAACCACAGCCCATATTGAAAAAGTTATAAATACTATTCCAAGTAAATCAGAGATTCTTAAACAGGCTTTAAAAGATGCTCAGGACCTGATAAACAGACAAGTGGCAAGTGGACACGCTATCCATGTGCCGGAAGAATTTATTGTTGCAGATGATGAAGATTATAGGGGAAAAGCCAAGAATCTTTGGAGATGGGGACTTGGAGGTCTGGCACATTACAGTCAGGGATATGATGGCCCGATAGACGGAATCGCCATAACGATGGACGGTAAGATCAATGGGAAAATGATTATGGCGCAGTCCATCATGGCTGAGACTCTGGACGTTGGATATCGAACCTCTGTTGAGAATGCCATATCCGAAGCGGAAAGTGCTGCAAATTCTTATACTGATGGTCGCGAAAAGGCTATGATGCAGGAAGTAGAATCTTCTTTGAAAGTGCTCAACGATCAGATTGCCATGAAGATTTCGAGTACGAAAGAATTGGTGTTGAGAAAGAATTATATTTCCGGTGGAGAGCAGGAAACGTTATCCAAGGATGCGTTTACGATCACAGGAGATGTCGCAACCGTGACCGAGGCTGAGTTTCTGAATCTGAATTGCCTGAAAGTGGAGTTTAATAATACTGGAAGTATTGTTATAGAGCAGAATGTAGGGGACCTCCCGGAAGGAATATATAGGATCAGCGTTGAGACGGCATATCCTTTGTCAGACGGGAATGCGAAAAGACCTTATTATCTGGAATATGGTTTTACCGGGAATCGAAGCACGGAATATTACAGTGGTTATGAAGCAGATGAATTTCACTCTTTCACTAAGAAATTAGAGATTACAGCAGCTTCTAAGGCTGTTTCCGTGAAAATCTACGGTAACAAGGGCAATGTTGCATACATTACTAACATTCGGTGTCTAAGAGAAATTCAGGAGTTCTTGGATGAATTAACCACGCAGATAAAAGAAGAAGTTGGAAGAATTGAATTAAGTGTAAAGAATACACTGAAAGATTATTCGACCACAAAAGAAATGCAATCTGCCATTCAGGTAATGAAGGATAATATCAGTCTGGAAGTATCACAGACATATTCTACGACAGAAAATGTAAATCAGAAGTATAACGATGCTGTAAAAGCCGGACAGACTGCCGCCGATCAAGCGGAAGAAAATGCCAAGTCTGATACAACAGAAAAGCTGAAAAGTTATTCTACCACCGAGCAGGTAAAGTCAGCTATTAAAGTGGCTACGGATAATATCAGTTTGGAATTGTCAAAGACTTTCACAACAACAGAGGTTACCAATCAGAAATACAATGATGCAGTGAAAGCTGGACAGACCGCTGCTTCTAATGCAGAGAAAAACGCAAAGGCTGATACAGATGAAAAGTTAAAGAGCTATTCCACCACGGAACAAATGCAGAGTGCAATTAACCTTGCGATTGATAACATCACTTTGCAGGTAACGTCAATCCGACAGGTGGTTGATAAGAAAAATGCAAATTTTTACGGAGTAGGAGCACCGACAACATCCAATAAGCCGGCTTCTGACTGGAATACAGACGCTCTTAGAACGTCTCATATAGGGGACAACTATTATGATACGAATACCGGATATGCTTATAGATATACCTATAAGACTGCTGGACTGAAAATAACATTCTCGGATGATTCCCGTACAGAATCAGTAACATTTGATTATGTAAAGATATTCTATAAAGACAGCAACGGTACAATGAAGTGTGCTGCGAAATTGGGTGGAACAACCATTGCAGGAGCTTCGGTCTTTGTTCCTGCCTCAGAGTTTTATGTATACTGGCATACAGACAGTTCAAGTTGCAACTATTATGGTTTCAGTATTGCTTCTGTCACTGGAACTTCTGGGGAAGATACAGGAACAGAAGAAAGTCTGCCAAATTATAGTGTAACGGAATTGGCATCTGGGACATATCCAGAAAGTCCAAATCACGGAAATTACGGGAACAATATTAATTTACTGTGGAAGTGTTCTGGTACCAAAGGCGGAAGTTCCAGCGCAGCATGGGAAAGAATCCAAGATCAGGATATAAGTGAAGCAAAAGCCAAGGCAGATGCAGCGGAAGAATCAGCAAATACAGCTAAAAGTGATGCTGCAACTGCAAAGACCACAGCCGAAACAGCAATATCCAGAATTACCGTAGCAGAAGGCTCTATCACATCAGAGGTATCGAGGGCAAAGAATGCAGAAAGCGGTCTTAGTTCTCGGATCACGCAGACTGAGACATCAATCAGTAGCAAAGTTTCAAAGGGAGATATTGCATCATCAATTAACCAGACAGCGCAGAGCGTTAAGATTGACGCATCAAAAATTGACTTCAATGGAGTTGTAACGGCGAACAGCTATTTTAAAATCCTTACGAATGGTTCAATGCAATGCACAAGTGGAAAAATAGGAGGATGGACAATAGCATCATCATATCTCAAGGGCGGAAAGATTACTTTAAAAAGCGCAGGAACAATCCAGATAGGAAATGTAACACTTAGCTCAGAATCGAATGCTCTTGCAGTTAGAAGTGGAATGAAGATATACTGTGGAACAAGTTCATTTTCAGACGGAACAGATAGAATTATGATATACAACTTACAGCACGTTACAAGCGGCGGATATCTGGGCTTTGCGAGCGACGGAGCAACTGTGGCTTATCGAGCTTCTTCATCGAAAAGATACAAGAATCATGTTTCGGATATGACTTTGGAAGAAGCCGAAAAGGTTCTCAATATTCCTGTTGTATGGTTTAAGTATAAAGATGGCTATCTTGATATAAACGACCCAATGGTTGGAAAGCCTGTTCCGGGTATGTATGCAGAAGATGTATTTGATAGTTTCCCAGAGGCAACATATAACAATCCAGAGGGTCAGGTTGAGAACTGGAATGAAAGAATGCTTATTCCATCCATGTTGAAACTGTTACAAGAATTATACAAAGAAAGGGAATCAAAATGATTTTATCAGAGCTTATTGAAATAACTAGCCAAAGATTTAATGCAGCCGCTATCCAGATCCTTAGTGAGAGTGGTTTGCCAGCGTATCTTGTAGAAGGTATGGTATTAGAACTTTTGGCTGACATCAGAGAAAAAAAGGCGGCTGAGTTGACTCAGGAATTATCCGATCAGAATATGAAACTGGAGAAACAGAATGAGGAATTACAGAAATGTAAGAAGGAACTCGAATTGCAGTTAAAAGACGCGAGGGAAAAGCTGTATTCAGTACCGGATCCGGCAGAAGATGTTCCCGATATGGAAAGCGAAGCATCACCTAAGGTAATTAAGGTAGAGAAATCTGAGACAGGAGGTGAAGAAGATGGCAGACATAAGCAGTGAAATCGAACAACTTAGAAGTGCTGAATACGGGGAGGAAGTAAGGGGAGCCTTTATTTCCTGCATGGAGAAAATCAATCAGGTTTCTGAGGAAACAGAGGAAGCGGAAGCTGCCAGAGTAAAAGTAGAGGAAGACAGGGTAGAAGCTGAAAATATAAGAAATGAGGCTGAGACTGATCGCAAACAGAGTGAAACTGTCAGAGAAGAAAATGAAAATGCAAGACTGACAGCAGAAGCGAACAGAGCTTCCTCCGAAACGAATAGAGAAGAATCTGAAAACAGTAGAAATGTTGCTGAAGCCGCCAGAGTAGAAGCTGAAACTGCCAGAGCTAATGCAGATCAGAAATGGAATGAAGCAGAAGAAGCAAGGACGGCAGGAGAAGGTCAAAGACAGGAAGCAGAAACGAAAAGGCAGACTTCGGAAAGTAACCGCAATGTTGCTGAAACTGCCAGAGCAACAGCCGAAGCTGGGAGAAAGGCTGCCGAGACAGAAAGAACAGATTCAGAATCAGCCAGACGTACCGAGGAGCAGAAAAGGAATACTGCTGAAGCTGACCGTATTAAGAAAGAACAGCAGAGAGAGACAAATGAAACGGCTCGACAGACTGCCGAAACTGCCAGAAACAAAGCTGAAACTCAGAGGACAGAAGCAGAGAAGAACCGATCAACGGATGAACAGTCAAGAGCTACTGCGGAATCTGACAGAAGTTCAGCAGAGACTACCAGAAAAGAAAATGAAAGTAAAAGAGCTTCTGCGGAAACCGAAAGAAACAGTGCTGAAAGTAAAAGAGCCTCTGCTGAAGATTCCAGAAAGACTGCTGAAACTGCCAGAAATAGCTCTGAACAGAGTCGTGTTACTGCGGAACAGAGCCGTGTGACTGCAGAAACGTCCAGAGCATCTGCGGAAGACGCCAGGGCGAAGGCAGAAACGGCAAGGGCAAACACAGAAGCTGCGAGAGTTACTGCGGAATCCGCAAGAGTCAAGGCAGAAGCAGCCCGTGTTGAAGAATCTGCCAAAGCTGTTGAAAATGCGAATACAGCGGCAGAAGCAGTGAAGGCACAGGTAAATCATATTACATTTCAAATCGACCCAACAGACGGAGGTTTGAACATAATCTATACAGAATAATCAGAACTTGCAACCAACCCTTGCAGGTTCTTTTTATATAAAAATTAAGGAGGAATCAAAAGAAATGGCAACAGGAGATCAGTTTACCACAAACTTTCCAAGGGAAAGCACAATGAAAGAAATCTCTCAGGCATTGCAGACAATGGCATTCACCCAGGCTGCAAATCTGGAGAACGTAAGCACATGGGATAAGATCAGCGGACTTTCCAGAAATGGATTCATCCAGAGGATTCTTAACTTCGGAGATCAGATCCTTGAAAAGTGGACAGACACAGCTGCAAGCAAAGAATACGACTTTCCATGGCAGTACACACATTCTGAAAATGTAGAGCTGGAGGACGGCGAAGTCATTCCAGGAACATTCCTGGAAGCGCATTACACAACCCCATTCGGATTACAGTTTAGCAACCGTGCATTCTTGCGCTGCCCGGATGGACTGGCAGCAGGAACTTATCATTTGATGCTGCAGCAGAATTGGGGAAACAATGCGAAAGCAAACACATACTGGCAGTTTACTCTGACTAAAGACGTACCAGCAGGCGGATCTGTATACGGATTTACACAAATGCCAGACGTTGCACCGAGTAACTGGAAAGCAACCTCTTACGCTGCAGATGGAATCACCACAATTGAAACCGTTGCAGTTACATCAGGATCAGACGGAACAGATCTGGGAACTATGCAGTATGCAACCAGAAACGGAAACCTCAACAGTATGCAGGAATCAGCATACGGCTGGAATCGCTGGAAATATTCAGCGGCCCGTCAGTGGCTCAATTCAACACAACCAAAGGGCAAATGGTGGACAAAACAGGACGACTGGGACATTGCACCGAGTCAGTTAACCACAAAAGACGGATTCCTCTGCGGAATGCCTGCGGATATGCTGGCAGCATTAAAGACGGTCAAAGTAACCACACTTGCGAATACAGTTAATGACGGTGGCGTGACAGATATCACATACGACAGAGTGTTCCTTGCATCCATGTCTCAGATGAACGTCAACATGAGCAAAGAGGAGGGAGCAGTTCACGAATACTGGCAGCGGAGAACAAATTCCAAAACACCAATTGAACCATGGAAAACCTATCCGATTATGATTAGATATTCAGCTGCGAATCACACATCACCTCAGATTGTGTTTTCTCGTTCAGCTTACCGTGGCTACGCTAACTACGTCATGCTTGTGACCGCCAGTGGCTACGTAAACACCACGTACGCATGGTACTCGCTTGTGTATGCCCCGCTTGTCGTCGTATAATCAGCAATCAAATAATCCCTGCACCCGCGGATGCAGGGATGGAAAGGAAAAGAAATGGCAGTTAAAGCAGGTGAGAGAAATGTACCGGACACGCCACAGAACAGACAGTTAAATGCAGTATGGTACGCAAGAGAGCTGGCGGCCTACACGATTCAGATCTGCAAGAATAAAAAGGTATTTCTTCCGGAATATCAATCTGCGCTCACGGACGATATCATCCGGACAGCGAAAGACATTTATATAAATGCCTGGACCGCAAACAATATCCGGGTAACAGAAAAGAATAAGAAAGAGCTATGGGCCTGGAGAAGCAAGCTGCAGCGTCAGGCGATTCTGGATTGCAACAACTTACTTGCACTGATCGGACTTGCACACCCTCTCTTTCACCTGAAAGGCAAAAGGATAGAATACTGGTCAGAACAGACGCTCAAAGTTAGGAACTACATCAAGAAATGGAGAGAGTCTGATGTAGACCGGTACTCATAAAAAAATATGGGATGTAGGCTATCACCTCAGAATGTGTTTTCTCGTTCAGCTAACCGTGGCAACGCTAACAACGTCATGAATGTGAACGCCAGTGGCAACGTCAACAACACGAACGCATGGAACTCGAATGTGTATGCCCCGATTGTCTTCCTAAAAGCATTATGGTTATTGCATAGCAATGATTGCCTTGAAGATATAGACAAGGAGCCGAAATCCCTGGCATAAGCCTAAACAATACCGCGGATAATCGAAAGAGACAGTGCGTGACTTACATAAGCCTGCCAGCACTGAGAAACTGCGGAAGCACAAAAGATGAAAGACCATATAACAAGCTATGATAGTTTATACGAATCAATGCTGAAATGTAAGAATGGAGTAACATGGAAACCATCAGTTAAGTCGTTTTTGCTAAATGGAGAAGAAAATATACTCCGGATGAAACATCAGCATCAGGACGGGACATGGAAGAATGGAAAACCTAAAACGGTATTGATAACATATCCGAAACGCCGGGAAGCTCTCAGTATCCCATTTAAGGACCGGGTATATCAAAGGAGTATTAATGATAATTCTCTTTATCCTCAAATGACAAAGGGGTTCACTTATTCAAATTGTGCCTGCCAGACAGGAAAGGGAACAGACTTTGCAAGAGCACTGGTTAAAAAATATCTATGGAATTATTACTGCAGATACGGCACAAAAGGATGGATAGTTCAGGTTGACATACATGGATACTACCTAAACATGCGGCACAGTGATGTAGAAAGGCAAATAAGGAATCTGACGGATAAGGATACAGCAGAAATGTCGTGTGGAGTTTTACGAGACCAGTACGCAGGAGAAACCGGATACAATCCAGGATCTCAAATGGTACAGATTGCCGGTATTTCACTTCTGGATCCATTAGATCATTACATCAAAGAACAGTTGCATGTAAAATACAATATCAGATACATGGATGATTTCTGGATTCTTGTTAAAACAAGAAAACAGGCTGAGAGAGTTTTCAGTGAGATAATGAAGCAATTGCAGATATACGGGCTGGAAGCAAATGAAAAGAAATCACACATAACACCGCTTGAAAAAGGATTTACATTTTTGGGATTTGACTATCGGCTGACAGAAACAGGAAAGATAATCATGACGCTTAACTCAGATAGTGTAAAGCATGAAAGAAAAACTCTTGTGAGGATGGTTCATAAATCACAGAGAGGAGAACTTGAACCGAAAAAAGTAGATGAACATCACAATTCCTGGGAAAATAATGCTGATAAAGGAAATTCGTATAAAGTAAAACAAAGGACTCAGAAATATTTAAAACAGTTAAGAAAGGGTGAAGAACATGGAAGTAAGAAAAATGACTCAGACACCTGCGGAAGCGGCAGAGGACGAAAACCTCAGAGCAACCGTAGAAAAGCAGAAAAAAATCATTGAAAATCAGAACATAACAATTCAGTATCTGGCAGCAATGACAGACGTTTATATTCCAGAAGAAACAAAGGAGGATGAAGATGTACAGAATTTTACTGAAAATGAAGAAAATGTATAATCATGACGATTGGATGAAAATGGTAGAACAGGCGAAAGAGCGTGGGAAACTCACAGATCAGGAGTATCAGGAACTGATTGAATCAGACGCAGAAAAATGACAAAGTTACAGATCATAAGTAGACTTTGGTCTGTAATCTACGACATGAAGCTGAAAACGAAGTCTCAATCTGAAATTGACAAAGAACTTGATGCTTTGGAATATGAATGTCGTAAGTATGCAGATTCAGAGGACGAAGAACTGTTTAAGGACCATATGTAACTGCTTTGAGGAGGAGAAAATGAACCTTACAGAAATTTTTGTCGGAAGTGGAGGAGTAGCTGTTCTCCTCCTGTCACTGATACAGGTATCAAAGATACAGATCAATCCGTGGAGTTGGCTTGCGAAAAATTTAGGCAGAGCAATCAACGGAGAGGTTATGGATCAGGTAAAATCTTTAACCGATAAGGTTGAACACATGAAAAAAGACCTGAGCGATGCACGAAAGGCAGATGAACGCCGGGACATCGAGCAGAGACGGGTAAGAATCCTGCGGTTTGGAGAAGAACTGCTTAGAAATATCAAACACACGAAGGAGCATTTCGACCAGATCCTTATAGATATTACAGTATACGAAAAATATTGCAAGGAGCATCCTGAGTTTGAAAATGATGTAACAGTAGAGACAATAAGCCATATCAAGAATGTTTACCAGCAGTGCTGGAAAGAACATTCTTTCCTGTGAGAAGTGAGCAAAGATGAAATACCTGAAAGAAAAATTAAAAAAGATAATCTCGACTTTAAAAAAGTTTGGGACATTGAATTTGGTGCTGATGTTTGTCGGTGCTTTTTTTATTTGGTTTAATTGGCAGATGATTCTGCTATATAAGGATTGTGGAAGTATGCCGGAGTCATATGCCTGTGCTGTGGTAGCGGCCACAATTGGAGAATGTGGCATCTGTGGCTGGATTCGGACCACAAAAGACAAGAAACTGGATAGAAAATGGCAGAAACAGGACGAAAGAGAAGCACAGGATGTTCCCGACATGAATGTCGGTAACATGGAAGATGATAGTGTAGATAACACCGAAGAAGATATGGAGGAAAATGAAGATGATGAGCACTGAAACTTTTTTAGCACTGTTACTTGTTGTATCAATTTTTACCGGACTGGTTACAGAAGGAATCAAGATGGCATTGGACGAAGCAAACAGGACGTATAAGCCAAATATGCTTGCCGGAGCTGTGGCTGTCGTTCTTTCTGTGTTGGTAGATGTCGGATATATGATTTTGATGGAGACTCAGTTCACAGAAAAGATGATGGTGGTTCTGATCGCACTGGTTCTTCTGTCATGGCTGTGTGCAATGCTGGGATATGACAAAGTAATCCAGTCGATTATGCAGATAAAGAACCAGACAAAATGACGGAGGAACTGATATGGATAAACAGAATATAACTGTTCTTAGAAAAATTCTGTATGCTGTGGAATCTGGGAATCAGATTTACGGAGAACAGGATTACGCAGCCTTTGCCGAAGTTGGGGCAAATTGTAGTAATGAGAAAGCAATCACTATTGGAGCCGGGCAGTGGTACGCAGACGAAGCGAAAGAATTGTTGTACAGAATCCAGAGAGGCAATCCGAAGTTGTTCAAGGACATGGACACAGAGAATCTTGAAGCTGATCTTCTCAAAAAGAGCTGGGCTACATATGCGGTAAGTAAGGATTCTGCAAAAGGCAGATTGATTATCAGCATCATTAGTATGGAACTTGGCAAGAAATGCCAGGATCAGTATATGGAAGACCAGATTGCGGCATACGCAAAAAGTATCGAAAAAACATATGGAACCATGCCGGATTCTGCAATGATGGAGTGTATCAATATACACCATCAGGGCGGCGATAGCGCGCTGAAAAGAATCCTGGCGAAGACTGTAAAACCGTACACGGCAGATAAGATCTATACAGTCTTATGTATGGATCCGACAGACCCGGTGCAGAATCAGGTCGGAGATTACACAGACAGGCAGAAAGCTGTCATAAACATGATTCATACATATGCTGATAGCACAGAGAAAGAAGGTATTGAAATGACTAAGACAGAAAAAGCAATAAGACAGATGGAGACATGGGCGAAAGATGATTCTCATGGCTACGATCAGGATCATCGTTGGGGAGAAAAAGGAGATTACGACTGCTCCTCGGCCGTGATCCAGGCATGGCAGAACGCCGGAGTTCCGGTTAAGTCTGGTGGTGCTACATACACAGGAGATATGAAGAACGTATTCTTGAAAAATGGATTTGTAGACGTAACGAGCAAAGTTAACGTAGCAACCGGAGCTGGGCTTATCAGAGGAGATGTACTTCTGAATACTGTTCATCACACTGCCATGTACTGCGGCAATGGCAAAGAGGTAGAAGCCAGCATCAACGAGAAAGGTACCGCTCATGGAGGCAAACCTGGAGATCAGACGGGCAAGGAGTTTCTGATCCGTAGCTATCGGAATTATCCTTGGAATTGCGTACTCAGATACAAAGAAAGCACTTCTGGTTCTGCAACGGTAACATCTGATATTGAAAAGAAGCAGAATACAGTAGCCTATGTAGCGAGAATTATAAAGGACTGCAAATGTTACAGTGCAGCTGGCAAGACTCAGGCGAAAATGTTCCCAGTGATTAAAAAGAATGCAGTTGTAGATGTGATGAAATACACTGAAACCGTAAAGGGCAAGAAGTGGTATTTCATTCGGATCCCGCATCCGACAGAAGGGTTTGTTTTTGAATTTGTTCCGGCAGGGTATTTCAAAAAGCTGGTCTAAAATGAATAGTGAGTGATGAACAGTTCCCGGGTGTAATGCCCGGGATTTTTTGCGTGGTTCAGAAAATGATGTATCTGTCAAGAAAAAATATGAACAAAATTGCGGAGCTATTTTTGACGAAAAGCGTCCCAGTGGATGTAAGTGGACAGTTGCATACACTTCATCACACAATAAAAAAATGTCTTAAAAGAGAAAATACGAGCTTAAAAGAGGATATGATTTCAGAAAAAGATGAAGAATGATACAAAACGATACCATTTGCTGTCAGATTATGTCTGGTAATTCCATAAAGCGAGTGGTATAATACCTTCGTTACCGCCTCCGAAACTGGTGACAGGAAGGAGGTGAGCCATGTGGAATTATTCACTTCTCTTATTGTCTCCGTTATGGGTGGTGTGATTTGCCATTACATCATCAAATGGTTGGATGGTGACAAATAGTCGGTAATCAGCCTATGGACATAAGCCCTGCCATCAAAATAGGGAATAAAAAACCCCAGTGCTGCAACACTGGGGTTTTTGTTGTAGTTGAGCCATATGGCTATTCACTTCTCTTTGCCTACTGGCATTATAGCATATGCAAGTCTGTAATTCAATATGCGATTTTACAAATGTAATCAGAAAAATAGAGGAATTTGCGTCCATAAGGACAGAAAGCGTGAGAAATGTTGTGAGAAATCTCACGCGATTTCTCGTGAGATTTTACGGACATATTATCTCTTACTCTATATCTATCTCTAGGTTCTTTATCTTTTATCTTTTATGTTTTAAATATCTTTCTTTTGGTTCTTTTCTTTCTAAAGTTGAAAATCCTGATCTGTCAGATTAAGCCACAAAAGGAATATTTAAAAAGAGCGTTCTATTTGGCTCATATCTGGATTTTACACTGCAACCCTATAAAATCTACATATGCGTACATAAAATGAATTTAAAGTATAAATTAGAAGCTCACAGGGGCATTATAGCAATCTTTAATCACGGAATGCAAATTCCAGAAATCTGTCTTGACCGGATTTAGAGATAAGAGTGATTGAAAAGTTATAGTTTTCTGGTTCGGGACTTTCTGATCCAACAGTTTTGTTGAGATAACATAGAAATCCCAAAGAGAAAGGTCTAAAATATCCTGTTCGCAGCTCTTGGCAGTCCAGACACAGAAGACATAGACATCAGAGTGCCTTGCGTAAACGGATTTATCAGAGTAGCTGCCATTTTTGTCTAAATCTTTTGCAGGAGCTATGCGGAATGAGATTCTTGCAAGATGATCGTCTTCCAGTGCTTGTATGTAAGCGGATGATTTTACTTCCACCCGGATGCCATCAGGACTGAGCAGATCATAAGCATTCATTGAAATACGAAAATCTGTTCGGGGGGGGGTATTTTCAGATTGAGAATTCATGGCTTCCCGGACTATAAATTCTGCAAAAGCTCCTCTGTTCACATTTCGAATCAGGTCAGAGTAAGCCCAAGACCAGTAATCGAGGATTGTACTTTTGATTGGGATGCCTTTGAATGTAAGGTGTTCTTTGCCAGTATACATGATTTGCCTCCGTAAAAGTTTCTTCTTATTATATGGTAACAAAAAATGTCAAAAAAAACAATGACGAAAACTGTAAAAATAATGCTTGACAGATGCGCGCGCAAGCCTGTTACGATTACGCCGCGAAAACAAAACAACACCAAAAAAAACGGAGGCAAGGGTTATGAGATATAAAAATGATGATGACAATAGATACAGAGTAAGATTCATGAGAGCCACAGAAGAAATTATGGATAGACTTACGGTAAGTGAGTTCATCATTTACCTTAAAGTAAATGCAGAGCTTGAAGATGAGACATACGAGTACATTGACGGTCACACAGTAAAGTGTAAAGCCTATGATCTTAAAGAAGAAAACAGTAATCTTCACAAAGAGTTTTTGGTAACTGAGGATGGCAGAGTATTTTATTGGTTGTCCCTGGTTCAAAAGGTAGAGTTAGAAGATAAAGAGGAAAATGAAAAAGTGGTAGAGACATATGTATTTACAAACCCACACCCGGAAGGAAAGATTGTAAGCGACTGCGTAAAAAGAGCCGTATGCCTGACAACCGGAATGAGCTACAAGGAAACATCCAATTTGCTCAATAAGATTAAAAGAGAAATCGGAGAAAAGGATTATAACAGTAAAAAATGTTGCAATGAGTATGTGAAACGCTTCGGATGGAAGAAACTTTCCTTCCCGGCAGAAAAGGGAAAGCCCCGGATGAATGGACAGAAATTTGCAGAGCAGTACCCAAAAGGAAATTACATCTTGAATATGGCAGGACATTGGAGCTGCTGTAAAGATGGAGTAATCTACGATACATGGGATTGCAGAGAAAAATGTGTTTATACAGCATTTGAAGTAAAAAATTGAGAGCAGGAGGATGAAAGTTATGATGAAACAGGAATTTGAGAATCTGATCGGAAAAGAAGTAAGCGATAAGGACTATGAAGTGATTGACCGGGTGTATACATTTCACCCGGCTATCAGTGAGACAGAAGGAAAGAAACAGATTGCGGACATCTATAATGCTGGTGGCATGACGGTTATCCGTGGTATGCTCGAAGCGGCAGATATTATGAATAGTTTGGAAAAAGAACTTGGGGAAGCCAGAGCAGCCCTTGAAAAAGTAGTGCGCAGAATCCAGAATGTTAAAGATAATGGAATTGAATATGAGCAGTGTAGAAAAGATTTGCTTTCTGCTTTTGACAGATCAAACTCCCTTGAAGAATGGAATTTTGCAAGAAAACTGATCGAAGACAGATACGGAAGTAAGAGGGTTGAGCAGTTGACGGAAGAACTCAAATTAAATTAGAGATTATGTAATTATATTGCTTGACAGCCAGCGAATCTGCCTGCTACGATTACGTCACGATAAATCAATACAACCTGATTTATCGAATATGCGAAAGGAGAACAGGTCAGATGGGAAAGCGAAAAAGAAAACCGGATCAACCGGAAAGAGACGAAGAAAAAGAACTGCTTGAAAAGCAGTTACTCAAAGCCCAGATTGCGGAAAGTGGTACCAACACGATTTTTGCAATTGTATCAATTGTGATAGCAATTGTAAAAGCAATCATGGATTATTTGAAGTAATTGCATCCAGCAGTTCTGGTGGCATGGGAGCGAAGGCTCCCTTGCTACTAGAGTTTAGCATAAAGGAGGAAAGAAGTAAAGATGAAAGATAGATTGAAAAACGTCAGGAAAGCAAGAAGAAGTTGCATGCTGGTAACGGCAGTAGCCTTATTTGATGGGCTGTATAGAGAAATGAGATTGCTGAATGTAGTGATTGTAATTATTGCTGGTGGAGCAACAATTGCGATGTCTACTTACGAGATGAAAAATTTGAAAAAGCAGATGAAACAGTGAGAATGATTACAGTCGTTTCGGCGGCTGTAATTTTATGCCCGAAAGCGGAAGAAAGGATTACATATGGGAAGAATGAAGTATTTCAAAGACTGCGATGTAGTAGTTACGGAAAAAGAAGGGCTTGAAACAAAGCCATTGCCATATCCATCAAGAACAGGGGAAAAACTTAGCCCGGAGGAAATTGAAGAACTGGTTGAAAAGTACATTCAGGATCAGGATGTGATTGCGGATTTTGTAGTCGAAACAGATGTTTATGAAAAGAAAGAGATGGAAGAACACCAGAAAGTCAATGCAGTAGCACTTTGGATGAGTGGGAAGTTTCAGAAAGCTGGGTATAATAAGTCGGTAGCGTTAAGCCTCGGACAGAGAGTGACACGAAGACTGTATGATATGCAACAGCATTCAGAGGAATTTCCAGAGGAAGAAAGACAGATCCCGACAGTCGTGGTTCCACCAGAAGATACAGATAAGCCAGAACCTAAAGTTGAAATGCCACCAGTTCAGGGGAGCGACAAGTTGTTCAGCAAAAAGATTCTGGACCTTTCAGGGGATGCGTACAAGATTTATGCTTGCATGGTTGCAAAAGCGTCCGAACAGAAAGAGTTCTGCTTCTCATGTGCTGAGTATGAACAGCTTGGCTTAGGAAGCAGCTACACTTTCAAAAGAGCCATGAGAGAATTATCAAATTCCGGGTTGATTTTAAAAGACCGTGGTGGAGTACCGACAGATAAAACGAAGTTTACCCTGACAGAAGTCAAAGGGACACCGCAGCTTAGAATAGAACCAGAGAAGCCAGTTTTATCCGGTAAAATCAAGGTGGAGAATGTTCTGATTGAGGCAGATCGGATTATGAACTTGATTGAAATGATGGACACACATTATGCAGATCATGTGTCAAAAGTGGATGATAAGAGGACAGAGGAATTTTACTCAGTCTTCGCGATTATGAAGAAAAGATATGAAGATTTTGAAAAGGAATTTCGGCAAATCGTTTATGGATAAAACGGTATGCTGTTATTTTTTTACGCAAAATTCAATAAATGTCAAAATAATGCTTGACAATGTACGCATATGCAGACTACGATAACGTCAAGATAAACATTTACATACAAAAACAGAAGGAGATAAGAAAATGAGAATCAGAAGTCTGACAGTTAAAAGAGAATTTTACAGAGACAGATACAACCAGAACAAAGTTTGGGAAGTAGCCCGGTTAGCTGGAGGATATTATCTCAGACAGTATGTAAAGGGACAGCAGTTCGGAACCGGACTGAGAACTTCCAGAAAGTTTATCGAAAGCATTGGAATTTTTGGATTTGAGAAAGTAGGTGGAATTGCATGAACGTTATCAGATGGAGTATGAAAGATACTACCGGATGCGTTCGAAGAGGAAAGCTGCCGTTATCACAACTTCGGGAAGTTCTTCTGGATTTTGAAAAAGATGCGGCAGAGGTACTGAGAAAAACAGATGCAGATCATGTATTATACGCAATCAAGATTTATGATGCGTCAGATAAATTAAAGGCAGTGCAGTTCTTTATGAATCCTATGTCAGATGAAGATTTTTACAAGATGGCAGGGAAAGGACGCGGCACATTGGTATATGCTCTGCACAACAGAAAGAGAAAGGAGGCAACAGAGTGAACAAAGTATCAAGATTAACAGAAAAGCAGATAGAGAAATTGGCAGTGGAAATCAGAACTTTTCTTCTTAACCATGATATGTGGGCTGACACAACAATTTACTTCAATGGTAAGTGCTTCAGTACATACGACAAAGAAACCGGAAAGTTTTACTACAACGACCCAAAACATCTGGTCGTCATAGAAGATGAAGATCCGAGAGATTATTTTGAGTATGTAGCAGAAGATCATATTCTCAGCATGAGTTTTGAAGGAAGCGTATGCCATATGCTCAGTTATGGAACTGCTCCGGGAATCAAACGCCAGTTTGACAAGATTTTTGAGAAGTACGGGATTTACTATGAGTTGGGTAATCATTGGAACTTCACATGTTATTACAGATGAAGACAGGAGGTTTGGATTATGACAGGAAGAAACAATCACAAGTTGAATGTAGAAATTGAGGATCACATTAGACAGTGGGATGGAACAGTGCATGGACAGAGTGTGAAGAACATGTATGAGAATGGAAGCAGCTATGAAAGTATCTGTGAGATGATGGGACTTGATTATGAAGATTATGAAGGCTGGGAGGAATGATGAATGAACAGACGGAAAAGAAAAAGACTGGGAAAAGCGTTTGATCTTATTGCAGAAGCGGAGGAGATTCTTGAAGAAGTGAAATCAGAAGAAGAAGACAGTTACGAAAATCTTCCAGATAACTTCCGCGATGGAGACAAGGGAGAAGAAATGCAGAATTATATCGAAATGTTAGATGAAAGCATCGGATATTTGCAGGATGCAAATTCTGTGATTGAACAGATTTAAGGGAGGGAAGGTGATGCAGGATAAACAGAAAGCCTTGACAACGCTACTTATGCTGGCGAAAGACCATCGCAGTTTTTTCGAATCGTTGAATCCGAAATGCCAGGTCTGCCAGAACATCTTCAGCAGTCAGGAATGTGATATGTGTGAAGATTTTGATATGTTTAAAAATGTACAGGAGGATTGAAGAATATGAAACGTGAAGAATTTAAAACCATTTCAAAAGAGGTACTGCCACATATTAATGCAATTATTGAATCTCTCGAACGTCACGATGTAGAAGGAATTGCGACCGTCGCTGCTGACAAGACAGGATATTTCAATTTGTCTATCCATTCTTCAGAATTTTCACTTTATAAAACCGCAAATGACGGAAAAGTCTGCATCGAACATGTAGAAGAATTGGACTTGTTCGGAGAGGAGGACAAGTAGTGTGGGAACAATGCCATGGTATGTAGAAAAGTGGTATGAGGAAGATTTGAAAACAGCCCTGAAAGAAGCAGGTATTCCGGTGACAGAAAGGAGGATTGCCAGACTGAGGGATGCCTGTACGGGCATCTTTGATGATCTTTCTTCCAGAATGGAGATGTTAAAAGAAAAAGCCGAAGAACTGTTTGAAAGCGAAGTGACAGCCACTAAAGAATGCCAGATCAACAGATGTAACGCTTGACGTCACGATGATTGATGAAGTGTCGGCAGATATGATTATCCAGTATGCACTGTTCGGAGAAATTGTATATGGATGATTGTTTCTGCAATGAAAAGCACACCTGTATCGTAAAAATAAGAAGTCCAAATTTGGAAAATAACAGATTCTGGGGAAATGCTGCATATATTTCTCCGGAATCTTCAACAAAAAGAAAATAAAGTGATAATACAGCAGAAAGGAAGATGTTATGAATCTTACAGATAAGTTAAAAGAACTGTTAAAAGCAGAAAATATCTCACAGTATGAACTCGCAAAGAAAATGAATACTAACCGCCAGTCCCTGAATGATTCTTTCAGAAGGGACATGAGGATCAGCAAGTTTGAGAAGATTGTTAACGCTCTCGGATATGAGGTGATGTTTGTACGAAAATTGAATAATCAGTCAAAATAATGCTTGACAGATGCGCGCGCAAGCCTGTTACGATTACGCCGCGAAAACAAAACAACATCAAAAAACGGAGGTAATCATATGAAATTCAAAGAAGCGAGAATGATTAGAAGTGACGAAGTAAAGGCTATGTGCATTAAAGATGGTTTCTATACCTGCGGAACAAATGCAGAGTATTGCCATTTGCTGTTTGATTTATGTGAGAACAAGGACGCATCATTAGAAGATTTGGAAGAGATAGCAACTGATATTCTGGATCATTCAGACTGGGAAAAGAAAGCGTCAGAATATGGAACAGATCGTGATGAGCTTCTTAGAATTGTAATGACAAACTTGCTGAATGAGTGCTGTTATACGTTTATCGAGAAAGCAGAAGCGTAAATTCAAGGAGGAAATGAGTATGGCAACTTTAGATGTTAGAACAAGCTATTCAGTATACAAGAATTGTATGCTGCGTGTAGGAAGATATATGCCAGATGGAAGTCTAGCTGTTGAGATTTACAACATACAGGATGGAGAAATTGCAAGACTGACGACTTGCTTGTGTGATCCTACACTACCGGAAGATATGGCATATGTAGACACAAATAATTGCCCTTGGGCGGTAGCTTTCCTTGAGGAAAATGGTTTGGCAGAGAAGACAGGGAGAACAAAAAGAAGTGGATATTGTGTTTATCCGGCAATGAGATTTAACAGAGAAAAAATAGCACAGTTCGAGGAGGATAGATAAGATGGAAAGAGTATATTATTCGATTAATGAATCTCTTGCGAAGACAGCACATGGCATGATGTCCATGAGAGATTATGAGGAAGGCAGTAAGACCAACGAATATCGCGGATATGTTGACAAGGCATATGATCTGGCAGATCAGGTTGTAAAAGAAAGATCATTACAGGCTGAAAGAGTTTACAGCATGGTAGCAAGATATTCGAGAAGAATGGCAGAGTATTTCAACCGGGACAGCAAGATAGGATGTATGTGTCCGTCAATCTTGATTTCAGGAGGCGGTAATTTCCCTGTTAAGAAAAAAGAAAAACAGGTGCAGGCGTGGGATAAGAATCACCAGTTTTATCAGGAAACTCAGAAGATTTTAGAAAAGATTAAAAGCGTACTGTACGGTAAAGATGTTATTAAGTCCGGGGATCAGGATGCAATCGATAGATTAGAAGAAAAGCTGGAAAGTCTGAAAGATACGCAGGAACGTATGAAGGCTGCAAATAAGGCAATCCGCATGAAAGATGTGAAGAAAGCGGACGAAGAACTTATGAACATGGGATATTCGGAAGACCAGATCAAGAATCTTCGAGAACCGGATTTCTGTGGCAGAGTCGGTTATCCTTCCTATATGTTGCAGAATAATAATGCGAATATTCATAGAACTGAGGGCAGACTTAATCAGTTGCGAGCTGCCAAAGAAAAGGGAATGCAGGAAACAGAGTGCAAGCTGTTCAAGGTAGTAGAAAATACGGAGATTATGAGATTGCAGATCATCTTTGATGGGAAACCGGAACCGGAAGTCAGAAATATTCTGAAAAAGAATGGTTTCAGATGGAGTCCAAAGAACAGTTGCTGGCAGAGACAGCTTACCAATAATGCCAGATATTCTTTGGATAGAGTAAAAGAGGAAATGGAAGTGCTGGCATGACAAACGCAGAACGTATTCGCCTAATGAATAATGATGAATTGGCAACATGGTTAACTAATATGTGCCAATTTAAGTCAGAGAAAGATGAAGAATGGTATGTATCGGTTCTTGATGCACACGACAAAGAAACAGAGATACATGATTCTTATGGAGACTGGCTGAACTGGCTGACTCAGGAGGCTGTTTGATGGCTGAATTGCTGACAACAGAAATTGTTTCAGAGTTTCAACACAGAGTAGCGGAACTTCCAGATAACGGAAATCAGGATATTGGAGCCAGAAGAAAACTCCGTAAGGAATTACAGGAGTTATGCGGACTATCAGAGATCCAGGCAATCAATATCCTGAATGGCTTATATATCAGAGAATATATGTGGATTAACGAAAGGGAATGGGTGAAGAATGAGCGAAAAAGAATTATGTCTGAAAACACTTAAAGGATGGGAAGAACATGGAGAATCATGGGACAAGTATTGCAAACCGGGAGAACTGGTAGACGAGGATGTGTATTGGCACTTCCTGAATGTCCTGCCACCAAGAAGTATGGGAGCTGGTTATTTGCAGGTTGGAGGAGCATATGATTACAGTCTTAACCCCAAAACTGGAAAGTATGCCTCTACATATATGACATTTGTAAAAGTTGATAATGGAGTATGGAAATATTGCGGGAATTGCTTTACAGGAGAAACAAGAGAAATTGGTGTTCCTATTCCAAAAGTAGCTTTGTAGGGAGGTAAACTGGTATGAAGGTAAGCAAAAAACTGATGAAAAGTTTGAAAAAGTTCCTGAAAGTTATGAAGAAAATGGGAAGATAAGGAGGAAAAGCGCATGAATGTAGCAAGAAACCTTAGTAATGGATCAAAGTATATGCTTCGCAGATAAGATTATAAAAGAGTGAAACGTATGGACAGGCAGGAGTTTGAAGACTTCTGCCGTAATTTATATAAGAATGCGTACAACGACGGAAGAGAGTCTGTTCCGGGTGTTGATGTTAGTCAGATCAAAGCAGCAATCGCTGAGACAAAAGGAATCGGAGAAGTCAGACTGAAAGCAATCATGGATAATATTGATAGAAAGTTTGGCGGAGGAAAGGAATCAGAGAATCATGGAAAGCCAGAAGATTGTTGAGAAGATAAAGTTAAAACCATGCCCGTTTTGCGGAGGAACAGCGCAGTTTAAGAATCCAGTTAATAAAGGATTATACAGCGAACTGTCTGTTGAATGCAGAAGATGCGGGGCTTCTCCATATGTCCTCGAAATGTATGGAAATAAAAGTGGTGAAGAAAAGAAAAAAGCCTTAGCAGAGGTTTGGAACAGGAGAACATGAGATGAAATTGTATTTTTACATTTTGGATAGAACATATGAGGGCGACTTTTCTCTCAGATGTGAAGAATGCGAAGTTATTGAAAAGCCTAAAGGCTACAGAGCAGCAACCGGGTTTCCGAAAGGAATTTACATCAGATATATGAAAAAAGAAAATATTGGAAAAATTTCTGATTCTTTAACACCGTACATTGTGCTGGAAAAGCCTAATTATCAGTTCGTAAAAGAAACATTCTTGAAAAAATGCAATAATGAGATTCGCAGATTTAAAAACGTAATTGCAATGTACGAAAATAAGATAGCTGCGATCGAGGATTACAAGGAGGACACAGAATGTTAATCAGAAGTCAGGATAAAACAGCGCTGGTAAAGTTTGAAAACATTGTGGTCAATCTAAAACTCCCAGATTCATTAACCATTATATGTTGGAGTCTTCAGGATGCACAGAGAAGTGGAGGATATTTTATTTTAGGAAAATATTCCACAAAAGCAAAAGCCATGAAAGTACTGGATATGATTCAGGAAGCATATGCGGACGCAGAGCTAATTCCAATGACAGTGCCAAATATCGGGAAGATGTTCGCAGAAACGTCAGCATCAAAAGAAAATGAACTTTTGGCTGAAGCTATTGGAGAAGTGCTTATGAATAAAATGGTCTTTCAGATGCCTGCGGATAGTGAGGTGGAAGCATGATCGACGAAATGGAAATTGTTCAGAACGAAGACGGCACATTTAGCGCATACGACGATACCTATGACGTTGTAATACATTGCGAGACAGAAGAAGAGCAGAAGAAAGTTATTGAGCGTTTAAAATCTATTAGCTGGATTCCAGTTGACGAGAGATTACCGGAAGATGAAAGAGAGTGTCTTGTAACTCTTGAAAAGGTATATGGAACACCTGAAATATTCATGGGAATTGCGAGTTATTTAAAATTTGGAAATGATGGATACTGGAACGAAAAGAAATATGGGTATCTTGAATGGGATAAATATTCAGATGGGCATGGAGGAACAAAGATGTATAAGGTTGTCGCATGGATGCCACAGCCGGAATTGTATAGAAAGGAAAAGAACAATGAGTGATTATTGGGAAGAAGAGTATTTGGGAATAAGACCATATCAGGGAGAAATTGAAGCCTTGGTAACGGCAATCAGAGAATCTATTGAGAAAGAAGTACAGGAAGAGATAAGCCAGTTACGGGAAGAAAATACAAAGCTTCAGGGAATCAAAGAACATTTTGAGGAAGTAAAGAGAAATTATGAAAGAAAAAAATCGGAATGCGACAGGATTATTGCAAACGCAGAATATAATGCAAGAACAGCCAGATTTAGTGAACTGATGAAAGATCACAAAGTAATACGCTGGAAAGTGAGCTGGAAATTGGCATATGGAGTGAAATGCGATAAGTGCGACGATTCCAGACACATAAAGATAGTACTTCCGTCTGGAAGAGCAGTTGAAGATAGCTGCAAGTGCAATACAAAAAGCCGACGGTTGTTTTTTCCGGATCCGCGTGCATTGTATGAAATTTCTGATAGGCATGGGCTGACGGGGTGGTATAAAGAATGTACTTCTTCCGATGGAGGAAAATATTATACTATTTCAGATGGATATTTCACAATATGTGACGGAAATAGTAAAAAGGCAATGGAGAAAATAAAACGGCATGAAGAGGAAGGAATTGAAAATGTCTTATATGACAGCAAGGAAGAGTGCCAGAAAATTTGCGATGAGTTGAATGCAAGACAAGAACATCAGGAATGGATTTATAAAATGGATGGTACGCTGGTTATGGAGGAAAAATGATATGAGACTGATTGATGCCGATGAAGTTATCGAGAAACTAGAGCAGTTAAAGAAATACGGAGCTTGCACATCTGAAGCCTGTGGATATTGTAAATATTTTCAAGATTGCGAGGATGGAAACATGAGCGAAATTCTCATGATTGACAAAGTAATCGAAATTATGAAAGGCGGTGGAATTGAAGACACAGAGGAACAGGGAACATTAGTGAAATTGCCTTGCAAAGTCGGGGATTCCGTCTTTATCATTGTCGGAAAAGATATTTCCAAGCAGAAGGTAAAAGAAATAAGGATTTTCGATAACAGGATTGAGTTCGTGACTTCAAGGAGAGCATTCGGAATTGGAGATTTTGTAGGCCACGTATTTTTGACAAGAAAAGAAGCCGAGGAACAGTTGGAGCTTTTGAAGGTAATGTATTTTTAAGAAAAGAAGCAGAGGAGAAGTTGGATAGAAAATGAATAAAGTAATATTGATAGGAAGATTGACACGGGATCCAGAAGTCCGGTATGCTCAAGGAAATGGTACAGCAGTTGCACGTTACACCTTGGCAGTGGATAGAAGATTTAAAAGAGACGGAGAGGCAAGCGCAGATTTTATCGGCTGTGTGGTATTTGGAAAGGCTGCGGAGTTTGCAGAAAAGTATCTCCGACAGGGAATGAAGATTGCTATCAGTGGAAGAATCCAGACAGATAGCTACACAAACCGGGATGGAGCGAAAGTGTATACGACAGAAGTGGTTGTCGAAGATCAGGAATTTGCTGAAAGTAAATCATCCAGGGATGGCGCAGCTTATTATCCACCTAAGCCAACACCATCATCAGCCCCTGCTGGAAGTGCAGATGGATTCATGGATGCTTCTGCAGATGAAGAATTGCCTTTTAATTGATAAGATGTAATGAGAAAATGGCGGTGCTGAAATATGCACCGCTTTTTCCATGTATAGAAAAAATAGAGAATTCAGAAAATGTGTCGTTTGTCAAGAAAAATAATGAACAAAAATAGTATGTCCAATTTGACGAAAAGAGTCACAGCTGATTTTAAAGAATAGTTGCATATACTCCATCACATAAGCGTAAATAGATTTAAAAAGTCAAATAAAGGCTTTCTGGGAGATGCCGGGATTTCGGATATGTAGGCAAAAGAATTTATGCAGATCATATTATAAATAGGAAGTGTTTGATTACAAATGTAATATCTAGGTGCGAAACGGTATCAATCGGGGAAACACAAAACAAAATTTGTATATTTCTTTTTCTCTTTGCCATAGGCAGATTCTCCTTTCATTGGTTCTTCGAAGTAGTGACTTCTGAGTTTTTAATTTAGGGCAGGGTTCCCTAAATTGTTGGTTTTTCGGAAGTGTATATACACTTCCTGTCCTTGCTATTTACCGGTGGCACAGCCGCCGGAAGAGAGTCCTTAAAAAAGATTCCTCTATAAATAAGGTACTGAGAGAAGAAAAGAGGTCAAACCGATGTCACGGAAAAACCATAAGATGATAGATGGGAGACTACTGCAAACGAATAAGAAGTATTCCCAGTTAAAGATAAAGCAGAAAGAAAAGATTGCGGAAGTATGCGATTGATAAGGTTTCAAAACCGGAACGTTGTGCCAGTCGAAAAGCTGGCGGAACCGGATATCGCTATACCTGTCAGGTGGGCGGGAAAATCTGTCATCTGACTTATGAAGAAAATTATAAATGGTT